AAGCGTCAAGGTGATTTTGATAAACAAATATCTGATTATAAGAAACAAATTGAGGAACTCGAAAAGTACAAAAATGACTATACCGCCGTTGAAGAATTGTTTAATCATGAACAAATCGGAAATGAGCTGTTAGGTGTCATTGATAGATATAAAAATGGAACCGGAACAACTGAACCGCAACCGCAAACTCAGCAGACCAGCCCAGAAATTGCACAATTAATGGAATGGAAAGCAAATATTGAACAGCAGGCATTATCGCATTACCAAACTAACCAAGAACAAGCGCAAATTAAAGCGATTGATGAATTGGCTAGTAAATATAATGTGACCTATGACAAAGATAATTTTATTAACTATATGAAGGAAAGTAACGTCCCTCAAGAGTATTGGGCGGATAAATTTACTGCACAAGCGTTATCTAAAATTATGCAAAATCATGGGACTAAAACTGCACAAGATGCCTTACAAAAAGCCGCTAACACTCAAAGTGTTGCCGTTGGCCAAAATAAGGCACAAGCAAGTAATGCCCCAATTAATTCATTCGAAGAGTTGGAACAAGCGTTAAGTAAAATTTGAGCAAGCGTTAAACCAGTTGTTACCAAGATAAAAAAGGAGTAAAAAAAATGACTTATACAGCGCAACAATTAGATGAAGCTAATGCAATAGCGCATAACGCATGGGACAAAATTATGCCCGATCAATTCCAAACTGCAAGTGCTGTTGGCAATAAAATGTCAAAAAAACCCAATTTGGAATATGTATCTGGTGGTAGTAAAATACAAGTCCCCGTACAAATTGCAGAAAATAACGCCGATGGTTTTATTGACGGGAAGTTTGATGTATTGGATTTATCAGCAAATCAACAGTTAAGTTATGCAGAGTTTGATTTTAAATATCAAAACTTTAATGTAACGATTACTTTAGATGACATTACACGTACAAGTGATACTGAAAATGCTATTAAATCGTTAATGCTAGAAAAAGTTAGATTGGCAGCAGGAACAGCAAAAAGAACCTTTGCTAGAGCTTTACATGGCTCAGGCGCAGATGGTAATGGAAAAAATATTAATGGATTAGCCGATGTTTATGCAGATTCCGGTATTTCTTATGGTGGGCTTACCAATACAGATTTAAGCGATCCTACTACTTGGCTAACTGAAATTAATTCAAGCACCAATACAATTAACTACGCTAATTTAAGTGCTTTGGTTAATGAATTAACTGCTAGAGGACAAGGCGCAGGTGTTGGCGTTGATTCATACGCGCCAGACATGATGGTATCTAATAACTACGTACAAACTAGGTTTTTAAACAGTCAGCAATCACAGCAAAGATTTACTTCACAAGAAGATTTAAAGGCTGGTTTTATTGGATGTAAGTTTAATGGCATTGACTGGTACGTAGATGATTTTTCACCCGGTTCAAAAGATGGTGTAACCGCTGATAACTATCTATATATCTTATCTTGCCCAACTTTTGCTTTGAAATACAAGTATGGTTTTGAAGGTAAAAAAGCCCCTGTTGATTTTAAAGGACGCTTACCGGATCAAGCTGTTATTTCTTCTCAGCACTTTATGGCTTACAACTTAATTTGCCGTGCTAGACGTTACAATGGTGTATTTAAGAATTTAGCTGCATAATAGAAAGGAAAGGATTAAAACATGTCATACATTACTTCAATCGATACAGACGATTTGACCAACCCTAGCTCAGCTCGAAAATATGATTTAGGCGTGCGCTTTGTAGACTTTTCAAGCTCAGACGCAATCAAGCCAGAATATATTTACGTAAAGGCTAGTGGAGCATTAACTCAGTTTCAGCCCTACCAAGTTTCAGTTTCTAACACTGTAAATGGTGAGGTCACAACTAAAGCCCCAGAGACTACTTCAGCAGGTGCTACTATTGTAGCCCCACAAGTAGCTGTTAGCTCAGGTAATTACTGTTTTTTACAATACAAAGGTATTGCTACTGTATTAACTACTGATACCGTTGCCGCTGGTGACTACGTAGAAGTTATTAACGCAGGAACAGGATTGTTACTAGATGGTGGCACTACTGGTAATACCGTAGAAGGCGGACAGTCAGTTGGAATTGCTAAAACAGCAACCGACGCAGGGTCAGCAAGTATTGTTTTATCAGGAAACAAGGTAGAAGTCGCAGCCGCATAATAGGTTTAATGGGTGGTGGTATAATGCCGCCGCCCTACTATAACAATGAGTTTTAAAAGTTATAACGTACTAGATGGAAATGAAGCGTTTAAGAGATTTAAAGTTGCAGGAGATGGAACCAATGATAACCCATTTGTACCAATTATGAGATTAGAAGTAACCCCCGATGTAACTAGCGTTACTGGTTGGTCAGACCCACTAAGCGATGACAATGTAGCTAGTGAGAAAATAATTAAAGAAACAATAGACAATCAAGAATTAACCGCAGTATCTTTTGATAGCAATACTGGGATAATGACATTTGAAAAAGAAAATGGGGATTTAAGCGTCAATATAGCAGCTGGGCAAAATAAGTTTGTTCAATCAGCAGCATTTGATACCAATAATGGGGTAATAACATTTACATATAATGATTTAACAACAACAACTGTTGATTTAGATGGCAGATACATTGAAGATTTAAGCGCGTATAGTGTCACGGCATTAAACGATGTGTCAGATGCAGGGTCAGGGCAGATAATTACCCCAACAGAAAGAACAAAGTTAACAAATATAGAGGATAACGCCAATAACTATACATTGCCAGTGGCAGGTGCTAGTTTAGGTGGTATTTTAAGTGGGACAGATATAACCATAGACGGAAGCGGGAATGTCACAGTTGTAGACGATTCGCACAATCATATAATTTCAAATATTGATGGATTACAAAGTGAATTAGATAATAAGAAAGATGACTTTACAGAAAACACCGCTTTTAATAAAAATTTTGGAACAACATTAGGAACCGTTGCAGAAGGTAACGATTCAAGAATATTAGATAGTTTTCAAAAATCAACTGATACTTTAGATAATATTACTGCTGGAACAACCAATGTTCATTTTACGGCAACGGATGAAACAAAGCTAGATGGGATTGAGCCTGGGGCGACAGCAGACCAAACAGCAAGCGAAATTAAAACAGAATATGAATCAAATGCAGACACAAACGCATTTACGGATGCAGAAAAAACAAAATTAACAGGTATTGAAGCTGGCGCAGAAGTTAATGTAAATGCAGATTGGGATGCAACAACAGGTGACGCCCAGATACTTAATAAACCTACTGATATTACAGATTTAAGTACGCATAGTGTAACTGAATTAAATGATGTCACAAGCGCTGGGTCTGGGGCAATTATTACGGTAGGGGAACGAAATAAATTAACACAAATCACTGTAACTCAACCGGTAAATTTAGACACAATGGAAAGTGACATTGCCGCTAATAATTTAAAGGTTACTAATGCAACGCATACTGGCGAAGTAACTGGGGCAGGCTTTTTAACAATATCAAATGATGTCGTTGATAATCAAAACCTTACTAACATGGCAACGGGTACTGTAAAGGGTAGAGTATCAGCAGGAACAGGCGACCCCGAGGATATAGACATTGATACTGATTTAAAGTCAGCGTTAAATCTAACCAATGCCGATGTTGGATTGAGCAATGTTCAAAATGTAGATCAAACCAATGCCGATAATATTACAAGTGGAACACTGGCAAGTGCTAGGTATAATGACCCGACACAATCCTTTACTCAAGATGCAGGGCAGTCAATCACTTCACTAGATACAATTCAATCATTAACCACAGGTGCTAATAGCTATATTGCACGAACTTTAGGCTCAGATTATGTTGGTACTGTAACAACAGCATACAACTTATTGTTTCCTACTTCAGTATTAGCAAATACAACCGTATATAGTTATGATAACACCTTAGGGGAGTTTACTTTTTTAAAAGCAGGGGCTTATAAAGTTAACTACTCCATTATTGGGGAACAAGTTAATTATGGGCGAGAGGTTGTTTGGCGAATTTTATTACAAACTGGAACAACAGCTTTTACCAGTGATTATGGTGAGGGGTATGGCTATACCAGACGAGATGATAAAGGGCATTTATGCAACATCACCAATTCCGCTATTATTTCAGTGTCAGCTAATGATAAAATGCGATTACGGTTAAATGTAGCTAAAGATACTGATACTTTTGGTGATACTTTAACGGGATTAACATTAAAGGCAAATTCGATTATAAATATACAGTATTTAGGTTAAAAAGGAGTGTAAAATGAGTTTAGAGGTAAATAAAAATAACGTAGAGTTGAAATCACAATGGGAAAGCGTACAAGCAAATGGTGCTGATTTTGACAATTTAGATCAAGAAAAATTAGATTTAGAAAACTTAATCAAGTCACGATTACGTGATTCTATTGATGTTTTACGTGCCAATTCCCAGTATAGCGTGGAAGCGTCAGACGAAGAAAAAACACAGATCGATAATTGGTACAGCGGGTCATTGGTATAAAAATTGTTAGTAAGTGACGTATTAGATAGAATTAATTTTGGTTTAAGCGATTCAGACGATTTAAACAATAAAAGTGCTGATGCTACTTTTACTAATAAAAGTATCGTTGCACAGCTTAAAAATGCATTAGATATATATGCGTCAACAACTAAAGGTATTGAAGGGACATTCAGTACACCGTTTGAATCAGATAATAGGCTAGTAACAGCCCCAACAGACGCAATACGATCACAAGCCTATCGGTTTGCTTATGTATGGCGTGGTGGGCAAAAATACCCATTAAATTTTAAAGATTTAAATATGGTGAATACTGAATTTCCCTATGGTAGCTATTCTGGTATTCCTAGATTCTTTAATGTATGGAATAAAGAAATTAGTATTTTCCCAGATAACGATACTAACCCAAGAACGGTTACATTAAATGGTTCAATATCAGATACGGATACTACCATTAATGTGGATAACACTGATAGTTTTCCACAATTAAATGGGCGGTTTACTATTAATAATGAAAAGATACGCTACACTAAAAAAACCAGTACGTCATTTACTGGATGTGAACGTGGAATTGAGGGGACAACGGCAGCTTCACACAACGATACGGATACCGTAACAGAGAATAATTTTGTATTGCAATATAGACGTAAACACTTTGTGATAACAGTTGATGAAAACGATAATATTTCTCAAGAACAGTTAGATAAAGAAATGGAAATCCCAGACGAACATGTAGAGCCTATAACTGATTTAGTCGTTTATAAGCTATTGATTAAAATTGATGCAGAACGAGCAGCTAATTATAAGATTGATGCGTCAGCGTTTTATCAGCAAGCCAAGGTGGATATTGAACAAGGTTATTCCGATGTTGTGGGTGGTTCAAATATTACTGGTTCATATGAATGGGAAAGAGATGGCGTAGGGCTTGAGTTTTAATGTTTGAAATTGAAGTTTCACAAAGTAAAGGGTTAAGAAACGATAAAGGCAGAAAGTTTATTGATGCCGATTATTTCTACAATATTGAAAATATGAACTACGATAAGATCACTGGGGCTAGTGCTATTCAAGCCCCGTCAGTTGAATACAATGTAGGCAATGACCAGATAGACGGCTTTTTTGATTTTAGATTTGTTGATGCAAACGGTCAGTTTCAAAGTCAAAAAATAATTGTGCAAGGTGGGTCAATTATTAAAGATTTTTTAACGGCACCAGTAACTGTTTATACTGGATTAACGGCAGGGCATAAATGTACCTTTGATATTTTAAATGACAAATTGTTCATATCTAATGGTGAAGACTACCCATTAGTTTATGACGGTACCTACGTTAAAGAAATGGGTGCACCAACGGCCAAAGACTTATTAGTAGCTGGTGTACTAACAGGTGACTATTTTTATGCTATGACCTATGTGGTATCAGGCGTAGAGATAATTTTAGGAACGATTAGCAATCCCGTAAATGTATCAAGTAAATCCATAGATTTAGATATTCCTGTTGGAGCTTCTAACTGTACAGAACGAAAAATATATAGAACTGAGGCTGGCGGTAGCATATTAAAACTTGTTACTACAATTACAGACAATACCACATTATCGTATAGCGATAACACCCCAGATGGTAGTTTAGGGGCAACGATACCAACAATTAACAGCTCATGCCCTAAACCGCAGTTTATTACTGTTAAAGATGAAAAATTAATCGGTGCAGTCAATCAGAATAGGCCAAATTACTTATATGTAACAGAAATTGAAACAGAAGTGTTTTTTAATACGTCAGGTGTAACCGATGTCTCAGGCGTGGGTAACGATAATTCCAAATTAACTGGATTAATTGAAGACTACGACCAAATAGTTGTTTTTTCAGAAAAGCATATTTATTTATGTGATACCACAGGTTTAGTTACAAAGGTAAGGCAGACAACAAGTAATGTCGGATGTATTGATGGATTTAGTATTGCTAGAATACCAGAAAATGACGTATTGCAAGGCGGTATTATGTTTGTATCTAATTTGTATGATGTACGTATTTTTAGCGGTAATATTGCTACTAACCTTAGCACCAGTTTTGACAACCTAACTACCAATAACTTTTCAATGCAGATTGATAAAGAAGATTTAAAAAATCAGTTAATTGATAACCCATTACATGCCGCTTTTTATGATTACAAATACCATTTAATCGCAGAATCATTTACTTATGTTTATGACATTAGAATCAATGGCTGGACAAAGTATTTTATTAACACAGCATCATATACGCCAACATACTGGATTTATGGCATTATTGAGAATGAACTATACGTAGCACAAAAAAATGCAGGGATAGTCGAAAAAATGTACAATGACACGACATATCGTGGGGAAGTATTACCATGTTATTTAGAAACCCCAGAAATAGCGGCTACCACAGAAAATAAGTATTTTAGAAAACTATATGTGTATTATGAAAAAGCTGGCCAGAATGAGTTTAATATACTGGCTACAATTAATTCAAATGTGAATAAAGAAGTAACTGTAACGTATACAGGCGGCACTTACGATGAGGATTATTTTGACCCATTGTTTTATGATACAGATAACGAAGAAGAAGACTTTCAGGTTTTCAATATTAATAAATATGGCAGATGGATGCGGTTTCGTATTTCATCAAATGATAATATTATAATTAAAGGATGGAAATTAACGGGAAGGTTAATATCAAATAAAGAACTATGAACATAGAATTTGCACAAGAAAATGATATCGAAAATTTAGAAAGTTTATTTAGCAAGGCTTACGTTAAAATGAATTTCAAAAAATATGGAATAGATTACAATAAAGACGATGTTTTATATAAGTTATCTGGCTTAATTAAGGACGGAAGATCGATTGTCTTAAAATGTGTAAATGAAAATATGGAATTGTTAGGCTCA